TCAGAGGACCGATTTCAGGAAGGCGATGACGGCTTGCAGCGCGGACACGCCGGCGGTGACCTGCGTCGCGGTGGCGGGCGAGAGTGCGGCGCCGGCCGAGGTGATGACGGGGGCGGCGGCGGTGACGGCGTTGGCGATGTCGGTCAGCGCGGTCTGGTGCGGCGATTGCGCGACCACTGTGTTGACGATGGATTCCGCGACCGGGAGGGCGGCGTCGACCTCGGCGCCGATCGGGCCGCCGAGCACGGCACCGGCCGCGCCGGCAATGTTCACGCCGGCTTCGATTTCGTTAAGGGTGTTCGACATGTTTTGATATCTCCTGGTTGTAGAGGTGAAATGAAAAGAGTGATGAAGAAAGGAGTTCTTTTTTGAAAAAAAGAAGCAAAAAACTTTTTTGAATCTGGGCCACGGGCATTTTCAACAGCGCGGTCCAATTTAGCGAAAGTTTTTTGCTTCTTTTTTTCAAAAAAGAAGCGCTTTCTTTTTTACTTGTCGATCAATCCCGCGAGTGAGAGGACTCGCCGCGTCCAGCCAAGACCAAAGACCGACCAGGTCGGCAGATGCGACGAAAATTCCAGCCTGCGCGCCAAGGCTTCGCGGGCGAGGGTCTGAGCGTCACCGGCCTTGAGCGCCGCCAGTGTTGCCGGACCTAACACGCCGTCTGCGGCGACATTGGCGGCCTGCTGCAGCCAGCAGATGGCGCGGCGGGGTCCGGCGTTGACGGCGGCGTCAAAGGCGACGAGCGCGAGCGGGAGTGAAAATTCGTCGCCGGAGATGGCGGACCAATAGTCGCGGCGGTAGATCGCCTCGGCATCGGCCTGTGTCAGGTGGGCGATGTCGAGCGCCGGGTAGGCGGCGGCGCTGATGCCGAAATTCGTGCCGCGCAATGCGCCTTTGCCGACGGCGCCGCCGGTCCAGTTGCCGGGATCGGCGGCGTTGTCGGAAAAACCGCCTTCCTGCGCCAGCGTGAAAGCGATGCAGCGGGAAAAATTATCCATGCTCAGTGACCCGAAAAATGCAGGAAGTTGGTGGCGAGTCCGCCGCACAAAGCAGAGAGCAGGCTGACGATGGTGATGGTGAGGCGCCGTTCGGCGTCGCGCTCGCCGCCCATGCGCGAGAGGTCGGCGCGCAGCCCGCTCATCGCGGCGGTGAGGTCGTCGACCTTGGCAAAAAGCTCGGCGAGGACTTGATCTTCCTGCGCGAGGTAGCGTTCGCGCCAGTTTTCCAGCGCGTCGATTCGGGCGTCGAGCACGCCGAAATCCTGGCGGGTTTTTCCGGCATCGCCGCGCATGGCCGCGATGTCGGATCGCAGATGCGAGACCGAGTCTGAGTCCATGGAAACCCTTCAGCCAGGCTGGTCGGACAGCGTGATGGGATAGGAGGTGGCCTGCAGCGGCAGGTTGATCGACCAGGCGGCGCCGAGGTCGCCGGCGATGTTCCAGTTGGCCGGCGGTGTCACGAGCGCGGCGTTATCGGTCACCGCGTTGCCGCGGCCGATCTGCGTGCTGCCATAGGGGTAGAAGAACAGCGCGTCGGCCGACGGATTGGTGATCGGCGCGGCGAGGGTGACGGCGACGTGGGTCGCGTCGATGCGCGCGGCGGCGGTCGCGGTGATGATGTTGCCGGGGGCGGCGACGCTGCCGCCGTCCATCACCGCGAAGCCGGCGCCGTTGAGGGCCTGCCGCGGGACGATGAGGTCGTTGCCGGAATCGTGGACGATGGTGAGGATGATGCTGATGTCGGAAGCGCGGTAGACATGGGCGATTTTCGGGCCGCCGGCGGCCGGCAGGCCGGCGGCGGGACGTGCCATGGCCGGGATGGAGTCGCTGAGGCCGCTGGCGATGGCGGCGTGGCCGGCGGCGTGGGCGCCGATCATGCCGTAGCGGAGCAGGTCGGGCTGGTCGCGATGTTCCGGGTCGCCGCCGGAGGACAGGCCGGTGCTGGGGTCGTAAGTGGCGTTCAGCGCGTTTGAGTCGGCGGTTTGCGCGGCGAAGACGACGATGTTGTTGGCGGGGGCGGCGGCCAGGTCGGCTATGGATTCCCGGACCATCTGCACGCCGGCATCGGTTTCGTAGGGGATGGCGTTCCAGGCCAACAGCGGCAAAGTGGCCGCCGTCCGTCCCAGCAGCGTCCTTGTCAGCGACAATAATTGCAGGACGGTGCCTTTATACAGCGCCTTGTCGCTGTAGGGCATCGTGCTGTCCTGCTCGGACCAGGGCCAGACCAGGAACGCAATGTCGGCCTCGTCCAGCGTCGAGACCAGGGCGGCGGGGCCGGTCAGGTCGTCGGTCAGCGCGGTGAAGTCGGGGCCGGCCGCCCAGGTGGAGGGGTCGGAGCCGTCGCCCGGATTGGTCAGGAACGTGCCGCCGGCGGGGCCGGGCGGGAACAAAGGCGGCGAGGAATTCGAGATCGGGTGGCCGGAGATGATGGAGTAGCGCGATGGCGAGATGTAGCTGCCGGAGACGACGGCATCGACCGCGTAGTCGGCGGCGCCGAGGTACCAGGCGATGCCCTGCGCCATCGCCAGCGGCGCGCCGGCGTTGCAGAACCAGGCGGCGTTGGACTGGCCCATGACCAGCACGCTGACGCCGCGCCGCGGACCTAGCACCCAGCGCGTCTGGGCGGCGATCAGGGTGGCCAAGTCGGCGGCGTCCAGCGGGCGTTCCCAGGCGGCGGCCTCGTGGAACCAGCATTGGGCAGAGCCCTGGATGGTGCCATCGTGCAGGAAGAGCACCTGCCCTTCGGCGCTGGCGCCGAGCGGGTTGGCGATGGCGGCTGCGACCTGCACCCCGTCCAGCCAGGCATCGACGCCGGTGCCGGGCGTGTTGCGCAGGATGATCGCGTGGGTGTGGCGGCGCGCGATGGTGGTGGAGAGCGTGGTCTGGCTGGCGGTGCCGGGGAACAGAGTCAGGTTAGCGTCCGTGCCGTCCGCCTGCAGGATGGTGGTGCCCGATGCGGTGCAATGCAGCAGCGGGATCGGGGCGCCGTTCACATAATAGGTGCCCTGGCGCGGGTTGGGGCGCGTCCAGACCAAATAGCGCGTCCAGGCCGCACCGGCGCCGAGCTGGAGGCCGGGATGGGACAGCCCCCAATCGGGGTCGAGGCTTGGGCCGTAGGTGACGATGCTGGGGTCGGGGGCGCCGACCGCGCCGAGATAGCCATTGACCCGCGCGACGGCCCGGGTGCTGGCCGGATTGGTGTCGGCGGCGACGTGGTAGGGGACAAGTGCCACATGATTGCCGGACTTGTCATTGACCGCGCCGACGACCGTGCCGGCCGCGGTCACCGGCGCCCCGGTGACATCGGTCAGGCCCGAGAGCAGCCCGGCATCCCACCAGCCGGAAAGGCCGGCGATGCCGGACGGATCGGGGCCGGCGAACAAAATATCGGCCGTGGTCCCGGCCGCCAGGGCAGTCACCAAAGCGCGCGCCTGCGGCGCCGTCAGCAGCGGCGCGCCGGGTGCGGTGTAGAGGAGGGCCATTTAGGAAACCGTGACCGTGTAGCTGGACACGGTCGCGCTGCCGCCCGCCGTGGTTTCAACCCAGATGTAGTAGGTGCCGGGGGTGGACGGAACCGGATACTCGATCGCCCAAAGCTCGTTATTGTCGATGATGAGCGCGGCTTGCCAGCCGGATGTCGGCGGCGCGGTATTCGACGTGCCGACCGCGACCTGGGTCGCCGCCGCCTGCGAAAGACTGCCATTGACGCCGATATTGCCGGAGCCGTGCGTGTAGGTGAGGCCGGTGAGCGGGGTATTGACCCCGTAGGTGACCGAGGCTTGCGCGCTGACGGCGATCGCGGCGGAGACGGCGGTAAGGCCGGTCGCCGGATCCTGCGCCCAGGCGTAGTACGTGCCGGCCGCCGCCGGCGCCAATGACGCCGCGAAACTGCCAGCCGTATTGACGGCGGCCGTCCAGCCGGACGCCGGGGCCGGGCTGCTGGCCGTCGAGAGCTGCACGTTGACCGCGTCCGCCGCCGGGCTGACGGTGCCGGTGATCGCGAGGAGGCTGCCCGCCGTGCCGGTGGCGGGCGCGCCGACCGTGAGCGAGGCCGCGACGACGCTGACCGCGCCGGACACCGCCTCGACCGCCGTGTCGGAAGTTTGCGCCGCCCAGATGTAAATCGCGCCGGCTTCGGCCGGCGTCAGGCTCGCGGTCCAGTCCGCACCGGAAACCGTTGCGTTGATCCAGCTTGCCGGCGCGGATGTCGCGCTGCCCGACAGGCCGACGGAGACCGCATCGCCGGCCGGCGAAACCGTGCCGCTGACCGCCAGCGCCGCGCCGAGCGTAACGCTGGCCGGCGGCGCCTGGATGGTCACGGCGGGCGGAATGATCGTGAAGGCATTCGAGGCGCCGAGCACGGCCGGATTGGCATGGTCGCGCACCTGCACCGTGTAGGTGCCGGCGGTCAGGCCAGACAGCAAAAAACTATACGCACTGGCCGTGATCACCGGCGAAGCGGCCGCCGTCCAACTGGCCCCGCCATCTGTGGAATAGTCCAGCGCGGTCGGCGCGTCGTTGAAAATGCCGCCGCTGACGATGAACGCAGCGCCCGGGGCGGGTGCGGCGATCGTCGCCACCGTCAGCGTCGGCGCGTTCGGGACGATGCCGTTCCACCACACCAGGGACCCGCCGGAATAGGTGATGCCGACCAGACTCGTGGAGCCGCCGGGCGGCAGCGACGCGCTGCCCGCACCGGAGGTGATGCCGGTGCCCATGGTGACCACCCCGGCGCTGAGATTGATCAGCGTGCAGGAGAACCCGGAGCCCATATTGGCGAAATTCGCGCTCAGGGTCAGCGGCTGGCTGGCCACCAGCAGCCGGTCGTTATGCACCGTGCTGTCGAGGACCGTGTTGGCCGTGAGCTCGACCACGCCGGTTTGTAAGGTCGGAATTTTGGCCTGCAAATAGGTCCATAGCGCGCCAAAGCTCTGGACGTTGAGCACGTTGCCGCCTTGCGCGACCAGCAGCGTGTCGCCATCGGCGGCGGGGGACGCGGCGGGCAACTGGTTGATGGTCTGCCCGCCGATGAGCTGGCTGTACGGGATCCAGGCATTCGCGCCATTCTGCCAGATCGCGACATAGTCGGACGCGCCGATCGTGCTGGCGGAATTCGCCACCCCAGGGGCGACCAGACCCTGGCCGGTGACGCCGGCCGGCCCTTGCGGTCCGGCCGCACCTTGCGGCCCGGCCGGACCCTGCGGACCGGTCGGGCCGGGTATGCCGGACTCGGTGACCGCGATGACGCCGTTGCCATCGATGCTGATCCCGCCGCCGGCGCTGAACAGGCCGCGCAGCGCGGTGACCGCCAACAGGCCAGGCGCGGCCGCAGATTCGATCACCAGGCTGTCGCTCAACGACATCGCCGCCTGCACCGGGAACCCCGCATGATCCGCGCCGTTCGCCGCCAGCACGCCGGACGTCAGAGCGAGGCCGGCGCCGAGGGACACCGGCTCAGGCGAGCCGGCGCCCAGGCTGTTGCGGCCGAGCAGATCGCCGGTCGGCACGGTGATCAGCGGCTGCAGCGTTGCCGTCAGTTGCGCAACGGTGACGGAATAGGTCGCGCCTGCCTGCGACAAAGGCAGCAGGCCGCCGGCGCCGACGGTCGCGACCGGGGGCAGTTGAGCAATCGTTGTCATGTCGGGCCTTTCTCCAGAGGGAGATTCAGGGACGAAAGAAAGCAGCGCTTTTTTGAAAAAAGCCCCTTCGCGGGGAGCGGCGCAAAAACTTTTGCTAGTCTGAACCGTGCTGGTGAAAACGCCCGAGGCTCAAATTAACACAAGTTTTTTGCTGCTTTTTTTCAAAAAAGAAGCGCTTTCTTCTAAATGCTTTTGATCGCGCTTTAAGCGACAGCGACCCAGTTGGTAGCGCCGGTGCCCGCCTGCTTGACCCAGAACGTGCCGCCGGCACCGCCGTTCAGATTGCGAAAGGTCGAGCCTGGTGGTGCCGAAATGGCATTCAGCGGCGAGCCGCGGCCAATCAGTTCCACCGCCCCGGTCGGCTCGGTATCAGAAATCAGCCGCACCATGCCGGCGCCCGACGGATGCAGCGAAATATCGCCCGCCTGCGTGCGCAGCGTGACGCTGCCATCGCCGTTCGGCAATACATAATCACGTTGCGAGAAGCGGGCGGCGCGCCAGCCGCCGGCATTGCCGATCCAGTCGATCGAGGCGCCGACGGGAATCGTGATCGCCGCGCCGGTCCAGTTGGCTTGCACCGGGTAGCTGCCGCCGGCGGCGAAGGTGACGTTGGTCAGGCAGTCGATGGTGAGCTGCTGGTTCTGCCAGATCGGCAGGCCGACCTGCACGGTCACCGATGCGCCGCTGCCATTGCCGGTAATGGTGGCGGTGGCACCCTGGACGTAGCCGGTGCCGAAACTGGTCATCTGGATGCCAATCACGGTCCCGCCGGACAGCCAGACCTTCGCCGCCGCCCCCGAGCCGGTGCCGCTGAAACTGATCGACGCGCTGGTATAGCCGCTGCCGCTATTGACCACCTTGCAGAACACGATGGTGCCGGCGGCGGCACTGCCTTGTGCGGTGATGATGCTCTCGATCAACGCGCTGGACTGCGTGATGCTCACATTATCCGCAATGTCCGGCACCACCAGCGTGTAGACGCCGTTGACGTAGGCCGGATTGGTGGTCCAGCGCGTGACGAAGTTCAGCGAATTGCCTTGAATGAACACGGTATCGGTGTAGGCGGAAATCGCGGTCGTCAGATTGGCGCCCGGATTGGCGACGATGACATTGTCCTTCACCAGAATGTTCTGCGCGGCGTCGCGGATGAGGATCGCAGTGACCGAGCCGCTATAGTTGATCCAGTTGCCGATGATCGACAGATCCGAGCAGGCCAGACCGAAATCATCGCCGATCCCGTCGGATTCGACGTTCTCGACCGAAATGCCGACGCCGGTGCAGTCCTGGATGAAGTTGTTGCGGGCGGTGCAGTTCTGGCCGCCGCCGATGTTCAGCGCGTAGGTCGCGCCGTTGATGTAATTATCCGAGACCTCGGTATAAATCGAGCCGCCGCAATCGATGCCGAACGGCGAGGCGCCGACCAGCATGTTGCCGGTGACCTTGCAATAGCCGGTATCGCAGAGAATGCCGGCGCCACCGCCGAACGAGGTGCTGTTGTTCGAACACAGATTGCCGCTGACCAGGATGTTGCGGCCGGAAATATAAATGCCGTATTCGCGGTTCAAATAGCAGTTGTTCGAGGCGATCAGCGCGCCCAGGACGTCCGGGTTGCTGTTTCCGTAGATGACGGTGCTGGAATTCGTCTCGTTGAAATTGCCAACGATGATGCCGCAGACATTGTTCCAGCAGGAATTGCCGACGACGTGTAGGTAGCGGATTTTTAGGGTGAAGGTCGGGTCCTGGCTGTCGATATGGATGCCGTCCACCGCGTTGTCATGCGACCGGCAATTGCTGATGCTCAGGCCGTCGGTTGCCAGCGCGTAGAAGCCGTGCACCGAATTGCCGTAGAATTCGCAGCCGTCGATATCATGCGCCGTTAGCGCCGGGTCGCTCGACCAATAGGTCAGGCCCGACCCGTTGCCGCCGCCGGTGGTGTTGCGGAAGACGCTGCGCGTGATGACGGATTTGGTGCAGCTCGGCTGCACGTAAACCCCGAATGCCAGGCTGCTGACGGCGGTGTTCGCATCGAAAATGACGCCGTCGATGATCACCGTCGCGGCAGACAGGCTGATCCAGGCCGGCGTCGGCGAGGTGCCGAGCTTTGATTGCGCGCTGCGTTTCAAAATCGTCAGGCCAGGCACGCCGAGCAGCGTGCAGGTGGCCGAAGATAGATCGCACTCGCCGACGATGGCGTAGGTTTTGGCCCCTAAGCGAACCGGGTTGCCGGAGGATGCGGCGGCGATCAGGGCAGCGCTGTCATCGGTCACGCCATCGCCGACGGCGCCGAAATCCTCGACCGAAACCGTGTTCATCGCCATGGCGGCCAGGGTGCGGGTGGTGGTCGCCGCACTCGCCTTGGCGGTCAGGGCGCCGCCGGGCAGGCCGGCCACGCCGCCCATGCCGGCGAGGAAATTGGCGTAGCTGACGCCGTTGCTGGTACCGGACTGGCCGATCGGGACGATGTCGCCCGGCCCCGGAACCGTGCCCGTCGGCAATGAGCCGATGTTGAGCCCGCCGGTCGCCGAGAGCGTCGCACCGGTCAAAGCCAGGTTGGCGCCCAGGCTGATCGGCACCGGCGGCGCGGAGCCCGGTCCGGTGCCGCCGAGCAGCGTATTGGGCGGGACGGTCAGCGCCGCCTGCACCCCGGCCAGAAGCTGCGCGCGCGTCGCGGACAGCGTCTCGTCATTCTGGAAGATCGGCAGCAGATCCGTATCCGCCACCGAATTGGCGGCCGGCAATTGTCCGATGGTCGGCATGCTAAAACCTTTAGGTGGTGGTGAGAGGGTTGCCTGACGGGTCCGTCAACGCCTGGCCGGACGGTCCGGTCAGGGCGGCGGGCGGCGGCGGCACGGCCGCCAGGGTGACAACCGGCAGCGCGATATTGCGCGCCAAGGTCCGGCCGCCGGTGGTGGTGACCGTCACGGTCACGGTGTAGGTCGTCAACGCCTGGCCGCCGGCCAGCCATAGCACCGCCCAAGCGCCATCCGCCGTGGCGGAGGCCAGAGTCAGATCGCCCGGATTGGCCGGGGTGATCTGCACGTCGAGCGTCGCGATCGTGTCGCCCGGATCGGCCGTCAGGGCCGGCGAGACATCGAAAACATAGTCCAGCGTATCGGTCGGGTCCTTGGCCGGCCAAGCGAGCGGCGCGGCAGGCGGGATTTGCGGGCCGCGCGGTGTCGGAACAAACCCGTCGATCGTCACAAAACGGGCGTTCGACGGGCGCCAAATATGGGTCGCTTGGGTGCTCATGAACCGGCCTCTCAGTATTCCACGATGACGACGCCGGATGCCCCTGCGCCGCCCGGATAGCCGGCCGGGCTGGCGCCGGTGCTGGTGCCGCCGCCGCCGCCGCCGCCGCCATAGCCGGTGGCCGACAGCCCATTCTGCGGGCCGCTGGCGCCGCGGCCGAGGCCAGGTCCGCCGCCATCCCCGCCGCGGCAGGCGACGACGATCGAATCGCTGCCCATCGAGCCGCCGGCATTATACTGGCCGCCGACGCCGATCCCGCCCGCGCCGCCCGCCATCGCGAACAGCACGGCGGTGCCGCCGCCGCCGCCGGCCCCGCCGGTGGCGGAGAGAAAATTGCCGAACAGCGAGCCGCCGCCATCCGTCCCCGCCGCCGGCGATGACGGCGCGGCGCCGCCGGCGCCGACCGTAACCGCGATGCTCTGCCCGGGGGCCAGATTACCGACAATGCCGATCGCCACACCGCCGGCGCCGCCGCCGGCCCCCGGCATGGTGCTGTGATAGCCGGCCGCACCGCCGCCGCCGATGACGGTCGCGCGGACCATCGAAACACCGCTCGGCACCACAAAACTCCCGGACGCCGCGAATACCTCCATGGTCGAAAAGCCGGGCCGCAGCAAAGGCAGTTTGTACGGCACGAAAGGCGCTGTAGGCAGCGTCATGATGGCGCCGTTATGGATGGCGCTCTGGCCGTAATTGACCGTGATGACATACAGGCCGACCCAGCCGCTATCGACCACGGGCGTCGCCTGCGAGCCGGCGGCGGCCGCGGCACCCGGCTTCAACTGCAACTGCACGCGCTGGATGCGCTGGGTGTTCTGCGCGGTGCCCGAATTGCTCGGGCCGGAATAGGGCAGCGCGGGATTGGCGGCGTTTACATAAGGCAGCACTACCGCATCGGTGTCGGTTTCCGAAAACGCCGCCTCGATCAGGTAGTTGATGGAGTCGCCGGAAATCGCCGGCGGCGTCAGGGTGAAACTCGTCGCCTGCAAATTGATCCCGGTCTTGACGAGCTGGTCGATGGTATCGGGGCCGAGCGAGCCATAGGCATTCGCATCGAGCGCCGTCAGCTGCGTGATGCTGCCGGGTGCCACGTTGACCGTGAGCGATGCCGGCGCCGTCGCGGTGCAGGCCAGGCCGTCCACCACGACACTGCTGCCCAGCACGGCGGCGGTGAGCGCGCCGACCGCCGTCATCGCGTTGCGGTTGAGGTTCAAAATATCGGTGTCGAGCGGAATGCTGCCGGGATAGACGATGTTGCGATCCATGCGTGATCCTCAGTTGGAGAGAGTCATCCAGGCGGTGCAGGCGGTCGGCAGGACCGCGGCGGCGGCGGCGTAGATATCCGCGTCCGTGACGGCGCCGGGGATGTCGGCCAGATCGGCGTAGACCATCGGCGCGGTGTTGTAGCCGCCGGGACCAACGACGTAGCCGCCGGCGTTGCTGGCCGGCGTCGCATCCGGCCGGAAGCCGGTGACGAAAAACTGGAAGGGCAGGTTTCTGCACCCGTAACCGCCGGCCACACCGTAGCCAAGCGTCCCGGCGCCATAGCCGCCGGTATCGCCGGCGTTCAGGGGCTCGAAGATGGCGGGCGGGCGCCCGGTCAGGCTGGTCAATGCGGCGATGAGCGCTGCTCTCGTTGCGCGTGGCGCGGTGAGATTGGCGCGCAGGCGCAGGCTGAAGGCGCCGTCGCTCTCGCCGGCGCGGCGCGGCAGCGCGGCGCCGAAATAATCCGCCGATGCGATGTCCAGAAACGGCGCGCCGGCGGTGGCGATGCGCGTCTGCGCGGCCGCGAAGGCGAGCAGGCCGTACAACCCGCTCCAGGCGGCGGCGAGGCCGCAGAGCAGCGCATCGAGGATCGGCGTCGTATCGCCAAACCAGCGCGCCGGCAGGACCGATTTCAACCGGCCCCGCATGTCGGTAAGATCGCCGGTCATGTCAGGCGACCGTGACCGCGCCGCTGCGGACGACGCCGAACAGCGGCGGCGTCACGTCGGCCGTGCCGCCGTTGAGCAGCACGTCGGAGACATTGGTGATCGACGCCGAAGCGGCGTAGGCCCGTTGCGCGAGCCTTGTGTAGTTCAACGCGGCGCCGACGCCCAGACCGGCGATGTAGGCCTCGATGGACGCCGCGACGGCGGCCACGGCGGCCTAGTGCGAAACGGCGGCGGTGTTGGTCACGATCATGGTCACGTTCGCCGGCGTGACGACCGGGCCCTGCACGGCAAAACCGCTGCCGACCGGCCGGATGGCGTCCACGGCGGCTTGGACCGTCGCCAGCAAGGAGGCCGGCGGCGCGCCGGAACCGTCATCGACCGTGACGACGAAATGGCCCATTTGGACCGCGCCCGTCTGATCGATGTTCTCGCTGATGACGTAGGTCAGGCCTTGCTGGATCGCCGCGATCGCGGCGCCGATCGCGCTATCCGTCGCCTTCGACAGGCTCGCCAGGTAATTGCCGAAGCGGGCCCGGAAGGCCGCGTCGGTTTCGGCATCAAGGCCGCCGGCCAGCGCCAGGCTGTTGGTCACCGTGTCGATTCCGGCAATGGCCGACGCGATGACCGCGATCGTGCCGGCCTGCACATTCCCGGCGCTGCCCGCGACCAGGGCCGCGACCGGCACCGTGACGCCGGCGACGCCGGCCGCCAGGCTATAGCCGCCGGCAACCGGGCTGTAGGCCGGATTGGCGGTATCCGCCGTCACCACGAATATCTGCGTGTTGGACGCGGTGGCGACATTCGTGCCGATCGGAATCAGAGCCGCAATGTTCGGCGAGAAGCGGGACATCGTGACGAAGCCGCTGGCCGCGACGGCCGCTAAGCGGAAAAATCCGAAATCGGCGCCAAAACTGTCGCAATCGGCGCCGCTGCTGGTGGCCAGGCGCGTCGTCGCCAGCGCCTCGACGATGAGCCATTGCAGCCACAAGGCGAGCGACGCGTTCGCCTCGAGAATCGCCCGCAGCACCGAGCCGATGGTCAGGTCAAGGAGGCTGGACGCAGCCCCTTGCACAGACGCCGCCATGTTTTCCACCAGCGTGGCAAAATTCTGTAACGAGAGCTGCATGAATTTACACCTGGAAGGTCAGGGTGCTGGTCTGCTGGGTGACGGCATCGGTGTAGGCAATGCGCAGCGTCACCGCGCCGTCATCGGCGCCGGTGGCCGTGATCGACGGCGCCGGATTATTCGCGACCGCGGCCTCATGTAGAACCTGGCCGCGCGCCACCGCCTGGATGGCGGCCGGCGCGCCCGGCTGGCCGACGAACCGCGCCAGCCCGGCGCCGTAGGCGAGTTGCCAGATATAGCCGCCGGGATTGGTGAGCAGCCGGCGCAGCACGCGTTGCTGCGTCAGCGCGGCCCCGTCCGCCAGCGCAACATCGCCGGTGGCGCCGACCGCGAGATCGCCGCCGAAGGTGAGGGAGAGATCAGCCATCAAACGGTGATCGAGGGTGAGCCGGTGACGCCGCCCTGCGGATCGGCATGGGTGTGGCCATCATGCGCATTGCGCAAAGCGTCCAGCGTCCCATGCGCGCCCGCCTGGTCGGAAATATCGCCGCTCACAACCAGGTTTCCCGTGATGTTGACGGTGCCGGCGGCGAGCAAAATCGTTCCGTCATTCAGCAATTTCACAAAACTTCCCGATTGGTGGCATAACCATAATTCGCCCGCCGGCGCGCCCGGCGGAGCATCGACCGCCGACCAGACGCAACCGACGATCACCCCTTGTTCCGCGCTGCCTTCCTGCGCGATGACGAGCACCTGATCGCCCGGCGTCAGCGGCGCCGCAAAGCCCCAGCCGGCGCCGACCCAGGCGGAGAGGATCGGCAGCCAGCCGCTGAGTATGTTTTCCGGCTGCAGCATCACGCGCGCCGCGTAGGCGGTTGGATCAAAGCTCGACACGAGGCCGAACCGGGCCGCGCCGGCGAGCCCGTCCAGCCCGCCCGCGCGGGCTTTCACGGTATTCCAGAACGGATCCATCGATGCCTCACACCGCCGCGTGCGCGCGCAGCGTTTGGGTAAACCCGCTAACGGCGTCGATCGACCGGCGGATCGTATCGACCAGATAGGCCTGATCGAACTTCGAATTGGTCTGGCTCAAGGTGATCGTCGAACCCGGCGTCAAGGTCAGCTCTCCCGGCATGGTTGCCTGCAAAATCGTCTGGTGCCGCCGCAAACCGGCCAGATGAGTCGCCGCCAGGGCCTGCGCCTGCTGGCTGGTCAAATTCGGCCGGATCAGCGTCGTGGCAAGCCGGCCCGATCCGGCCGTTGCCGACACCATCGCCTTGTTGCGCGGGCTCCATGATTTCACGCTCGTCATCGCCGGGAGGGCGACGATGGTATCGAGATCGAGTTCGATGCAATTCTGCGGCGTCAATGCGAAAGTCGACGCCGGCGGCATTGCGCAAAAATTCAGCGTGGTTCCCGTCACGGACAACGCAAAATCCTCGATCAAAGCCAGCCAGGACAGCAGGTTCCACTCGGTGCCGGCGCGCGAATGCAACCCCAACGCGCTTCTGGCGTGATCCAGCTCATAATACTGGCCGACCGGCGTGGCGGTCGCTGTGACATTCGGTGTCAGACCATGCCGCGCCGCGATCGCCACGGCGATCTGGCTGGCGGTCTGGTTGGCGAAGGTTGCGGAAATCTCGGTGTCGATCAGCCTGGCCGAGAAATCCCGCCCGGTGACCGTTGCCGTGTTTTTCAGCAGGTCAACGCGGACGTGATCGATTTGCCCGGTCAGCAGCTCGGTGAAACCGAACGGCAGCAACGCCGCCGAGATCGTCACCGCCGCCGCGCCCAGCTCCGAAAAATACGACGCCCCCGTCGCACCGATGGCAAAGACCAGGATGAAACGATCGGCGGAAAAATACCCGACCTGCTCGACCTCGACGGCTACCACATCCGGGATGGCGGCGCCGGCGATGGTGACCCGGACTTGCGGCTGGTTAACCTGCAATGCCGCCCCCGGCCGCCGGATTGACCGGCGGAATGATCAGCGTGTTGACCCCGGTGAGCTGCGGATCGGACAGGCGGTTGGCCTGAGCGATGCGGATCCACTGCGTCGCATCGTTGAGATACAAGGCGGCGAGCGCGAACAGATTACCGCCGGCGACCGTCACGGTTTGCGTTGTCATGTCAGTTCATTCGCAAAATTGGCCGCCGCCCGGTTGACGTAGCCCGCCATGCCGGAGATCGCGGCGAGTTCGCCCGAAATCGCGACGACGCCGGCCAACGCGCCGCAGGCCGCGGGGACGTCGATCGCGCCATTGAACGCCGCCACGCCGCCGGCCAGCGCCGCGCCGGACGCGGCGAGCCCGGATCCGATCACCGCTTGCGCGGCGGCAAGCCCGGCCGCGCCCGCCGCGCCGAGCGACAGCGATAGACCCGATTGCGGGGCAAGCCCGACCGCGGCGGCGATATCATCGCCGATCAGGCTGGTGACCGACCCGATAACGGAAGCGAGCTCCGCCGCCGGATCGAACACCACGGCGCAGCTGATGGAAAATGGAATCCACCAGAGTTTTTCATAATCCGCCTGGAATTTCCGGATGATCACAGTGTAGAAAAAACTGTCCCAGAACAACGGGAGCTGTGCCCCGAGCGCGGTCGCCGCATCCAGAGTCTGCGCCCGCGCGGCCGCGTCGTTGCCGGAGAACATGCCGGAGAACGCGATCGTGCCAGGCTCGCCGCCGAGCGCGTCCACCACCCGGCCGCCGCCGATCAATGGATGCATCGCCAGGCGCTGCGCGCCGCCCAGCCTGATTTTTTCAGGAACTTCGAAATCTTGAAACGTCACGCCGCCCAGCGTGATGACGACGCTGCTCATGATGTCATCCTTGAATTTGCAAGCCGGCCCAGGCCGGGCTCAGACGCGGGTCGAACCCCGTCATTCCGGCGGGCGGCAAGCGGGCCTGGTTCGCAAAAAAGGTTTCGATCGCCCGGCCGATCGATGTCCGGTCATCCGGAGCGGCCACCGGCATCGGCCGTGACGGCACGTTAGCGACGGCGCCGCCCCCTGGCATGGAATGAAACGTCCCGGGCGGGTTTTGAATCTTCATCGGAGCGCGGCGCGTTATGTCATGGGCGTCCGACGCCGCCGCCGGCGCGGTTGACATGCGCGGCGCCGATGGCGCGAAGCTCGGCATGGGCGGTGCCTGCCGGCGCGCCGGCCGGGCGCCGCGAGCAGACCGTACCATCCGGGCAGGGGGGCCGCCAAAATCGCCGGCCGGCAGGAGACGTCGACTCCGCCGAAGGCCACGCCGCGGCAAAATCATTCCCGCCGGTGAGACCAGACGGGAGACGGCGCCGCCTGGCGACAGCACGGCGGCGTGACGGCGGCAACCCATGGCGAAGCTATTCGACCATCCGTTGCGCCGCCCACCTCTCCATCGCGCAACAAATCCCGACCTGCGCCGGATGAACGTCGCGGCTGCATCAAATGCCCCCTGTGCGTGCCGGATGTTCAGGGCGGTCAGGATCGAAGCCGGTTTGCGAACGAGCACGCGGCCCGGATTTTTGGACGCCGCGGGCATGAAGGCGAGCCGGACTGACCTCTTATCATGGGCAAACTTTGTGCGACGCCCGAAAGCCGGCGGATCAACATTCAGAATCTCGTTTCTCGGCCTGGTGACTCTCCGATGCAGCAGCGGTTGCGGACCTGGCGCAATCGATCGGTACAGACCGTGCCCGATCGACTTGATCACCCTTTCGAAACGTCGAATGCCGGGCTTGATATCGCCGGCGCGCCGACGCAATGCCCAGACCAGACGCGGATGAATCAGCACCAAATTCCGTCTACCCTTCCTCAACGCTCGATCACGATGAATCCAGCCGAGCGAATTTCTTGAACCTGGCCACGAACTGCCTCAGCCGCACGAAACCATCGAGCAAAAGTTTTTGGCTTTCTTTTTTTCAAAAAAGAAGGTCTTTCTTCAGCGTTCAATTCAACTTAAATCTCAGCCCATCGTAGCCGCCGCCAATCGAATGTCTGGCCGTCCAGACTTCCAAGTGTGACGACATGCGCCATGCGTTCCGCATCATCCAGCCCGAACGCCAGCTCGTAAGGCACCCCGCACTTCACCAGATACAGGCAATCGATTAGCCCAGGGTGCCGGCTCAGTTTCCCGCTTGCGCGACCATCGTCTCCAGTGGCGCGGGCGCAATCGCCGCCGCGACCGCCGCGGCACCGTCCTCGCCCAGCCGCTCCAGCAATGTCTCAACGCCGGCCTCGGCATTCGGAAACGGCATCGGCACGCCATCCAGCACGGCGACTGACGCGGCGATGGTCGCTAGGCCCATATAGGCCTCGTTCACCGAGAGTTCCGGCCCCAGCGCTTTGTACAGGCGCAGCGTTTC